TGCAGCTATATTCTTATATGGAGAAGTAAAAGCGTCTTCTTTTTCTTCTTTAGTACCTGGAAGGAATCCCATATCTCTTGTAGGTACCATTGATCTAATAATAACTAATCTATCTTGCTCTGCATCAGGGTCAAGCACCTGCTCTAATCCTAAGTACATACCCATAAAGGTTTTACCTGTACCTGCTGAGCCTGTTAGTACTAAATTATAATCTTCTTCCCATGCATCATATGTTACTTCTTGATTTTTAGTTATCGGCTCGTACTCTAAGAGGTCGTCTAATCTAACCTGCAAAGAGTTATGTGGTTTTTTAACTCTTGATGTCATTATATATTAATTGTGTTATCCCTGCCAGAAGTTTTCTTAATTTGTTTTAGATGATCTTTCCATCCATCAGATGTCATACTCAGAGTACCTTTAACTGAAGTAACTAGTTTTCCTGTAGATAGCTTCTGAGTGTATTCACCAGCTTCGAGTAGCACTTCTCTCTCTGCAAAAGATAAGATCATGTCCGTCTCTTCACCGGTTTCTTTATTAATCATTGTATATGTTGGCATTTGTGTTTCCTAATTAATGATGGTCAGCCGATTAAAGCTGACCATCGCTACCTCCGTATGTTAGATGTGAACAGCGATTCGTGATTCTAGAAACTCTAACTTCTTAGATAACTTTGTAACGAGAGTAGATTTACCCTTCTCTGTTAACTCTGTTATATAATTTCGAAGTTCTTCTGAGTCCTGTTGAAGTACAGAAAGCTGAAAATCAGTCATACATATCTCCTGTGTATATATTTTTGTTGGAAGGTTAAGTTATAAGTCCTGGAAAAGCCTCCTGTGCTAATTTCTTAGTTAAGCCTTTTGCCAGCTGCTTTTTTGCCACCATCGTTAAGATAAGTTCGGCATCTTTAGGGTGTATCATTTCTATCAAACGAATGAATATTTGTTCACGTTTGAAAGCGGGAAGTGTGTCGCCTGGACCACCCTTAATTAAATCATTAAATTTTCGAGTTTGTTTTAGCAAGTTAGTAGGAACGCTACGCTCTTCTGAAGCCTCAAAAGGAGGTCTACCAGGTGGGAGGTTCCACTCTACATTGCTATGATATGCTCCTACAAGCACATCTTTTAAAGCCTGAGATTCATTCTGCTTTAGGATGTTAATCTTCTCATCTTTGGTTTTAGCTTTAGACACCAATTCAACTATTTCATGGATTCGCTTGGTCACTGTATGAGCCATTATATAAAGTCCTTTACATCTTCTAATAATCTACGACAACGTTTTTCAACTAAGTATGGGAACACTTTAGTCTTGTTACCTGTCTTGTCTTGCTGTTCATAATTATATATAATTTTCTCTTTTAGAGGTTCTGGGGTTTCGGTTAAATCTATTAACTTTTTATTACGTAAATAATTACGATAAACTTCTTCTCCAAGAGCCTTTGGATCGTTAGTCAGTTCATCAATCTTATTTCTACGTAGAGGAGTCTGACGCTCACCATCTACAAATACATTGTCTCCTGATAGTACATTAGGTACACCATCAGCAGTATCACCTTTGAGTATAAGTTCCATAAGCTGTTTACGAGGAGTAGGTTCTTTGATATACTTTCTTGTTATTGGAGAGTACTGATATATATTCTTATACTTCTGTAGTTGAGCAAAGTCTTTATCACCAGAGATAATCATAACCTCTTCATACTGACCGAACTCTTGAGTGTAGTCACATAGTACACCAACCATATCATCAGCTTCTACTTCGTCTACCTCAACTACTTTGTATGGGAAGTTCTCTTTGATCTCTTCTTTGACCATATTCATAATACGAAAGACTTCACTCCAGTCCATCTTAGACTCTTTACGAGCATCTTTACGTTTATGTTTGTATTGAGGATAAACCTCTTTACGCCAGTTCTTAGAACCATCGATACATAATACAAGCTCACCAAACTTCTCTCGGTGCTTAGCTCTATGCATTCTAAGACTGTTAAGGATCATATGACGAATTAAATCTTCTTCAATGTCCAATTTTTGAGTTACTACATTACTAATAGCAATAGCGCTATAATCTACAAGGATCATTATCCCACCTCCACATCATCTATAATGTATTATATAGTAATCGCTCAGATGTGCAACTACTTTTTCATCTTCTCTACAGCTTTATCATAATCTTCTTGAGAGACAATTCCTTCTGATAATAGACGCTCACGGTTAATCATATGAGCAGCTTGGGTCTCTTCTTTGCTGCCACCGAAGTAAGGTACGCAATGACCTTCTAGTTCCATTATCTTTGTAACCTTTTTCATCTCACCATTATAATCAACTTTGAAGTCTCCAAGGATTCGGCCGAACTTGCCCTTCATATCCTCTCCGTGTTTATTCTCAGTTGTAATGAGTTTACCACCATACTTCATAAGCTCTTTAAGTCTAGCTTTAGCAGCTTCTCCGAATAGATCTTCTACTTTATCTCTGGTGCGACTTTCAGGAGTATCGATGCCCATGATTCTAACACGCTCATCTTTTAAACATACTCCAAAACCCAGATCGATATCTACATCAACCGTATCTCCATCTACAACTTTTACTACTGTTACGTCATATTCGTTTGTATTCATCTTTTATGCTCTTCTCTAAATGTTTACTATGAATCTTACATCCTATAAATTCATTGTAAAAATCGTCGCGAAGCAACACGTCATTGTCAAATTGATATTTAGCTTCAAAGTAGGAGCATTCACCCTTTGTCTTACACAATCGTAATATCACACGTTTAAAGTTATCTGAGCCCTTCAATTCCAATAGCTGCTGCACTTCTTTAGAACTCCCATAGTATTTACGCCAGTCGGACTCTACACGCGTTTTAACACGTCTTTTGCGCTTCTTTGTAATAGGTAATGTCTTTGGTTTCCAGAAAAACTTCTTACCAATATATTTCTTATCAGTATCTAGTTCTGTTATAATATAAACGAAGCCTTGATACTCTTCTGGCGTTTCGTCATACTCATTATCATTATATGTCCACATAAAAAAAATCCCACCTTTCGATGGGATTATTTATCACTCTTCTTCTAGCACTGTATACTGCATTGGACTACCACACATGGGACAATACAATGGAGTCTCCTCACTATCTACTACTAGCACCTGCGACTCTGTATCGCAGGCAGCACACTCCGTCCAATATTCTTCTTCCATTCTTTCTCCTTAGAATGTTATTTCGCACGCACCGCCAACACAAGCTGCTGAACCAATAGTATCTACATCAGTAAACTTCTTAACCTCTAGCTGAGATACAAAGTCAATAGGTGATAGGTTCTGTTGTGCCTTAGTCCATTTATGTAGCAAGAAAACATCCTTGAGACAATACTCAGCTTCTTTTAAGTCATTCATAAAGTAGTTATCAGCGAACTTCTTGAAACGACGAATCCACTCAGCATTAAGATCAGATACTTCTCCACGATACTCAGCAGGTGTTTGAGCTTGCATAGTAGCATCCCACAAATCACGGAAACCAGACTTACGAGTATCTACAATCAAGCCAGATGCAAACAAAGCAGCTTTACCATAGCGGTTAACGATTTGATCTTCTGTAAGTACTTCTGTCATTGGAGCTTGGTTAAAGTCTTTATCACCCATACCAGCTAAGAAAGATATACCAGCAAATGAATGTCTATTCTTATAAACATAATCTTCTACCTGAGTCCATTGGTGAGGTTGTACAGTTACAGTATTAGAAACGTTATGTCTAATACGTGCATCAGCGCAGAGATCCACGTTTGTCCCCGCCTCTACCCAGTTATTCTGTACTAGTGATACCTTTTCTAATAAGTCAGTACCATATAGCTCATCTCTATACAAAGAACCTTCTGGAGCAATGATTGGGAAAGCAACACAGTAATCTGTATTGTTAGCATTCCATACAGACTCTTCTACCATATAAGGATTAGTCTTAGCAATCAGTTGAGCAACTTCTGTCTCTTTGTTAAGTTGGATATGACGAATATAACGAGGTGAATGCTCAGCATGAATACCAGATGCAGTCTCAAGTAATACAGAAGCATTACCAGAAGGTTTAACACATGTAGTACGAGCAGCTTGATTGATACCAATAAGAGCAGCTACTTCTTTGTTTACTTGCTTTACAATCTCAGCACCTTGCTTCTGAATATCAGCATCTAATAGTACGTCTGGATTGTTCATCCAACCCGTTACAGACACACCAAGTAATGCTTCTCTATCAAAGATCTTTCTAGATGTTTCTGATAGGTATTTG